ACGTTCCCACATCAGCGCTTTCTGCGTCTCGCTGTAATAAATCCGGCGTCGCTGTTTCATCTGCAACACTCCCACTGCTTGCGCAGTCTCTAGTGTGTTGCATCCACCGGTTGAATCCGCATCCCTAACCGGCCATTCGGCGATCGACACGTCTAACGGCTGCTTGGGGTCGAACTGAGCCCCTCAAAGTCACTTTGCCGGATCTTCTTTGAGCAGCGATAGTTCAGGGGGTGGAATGACAGGTGCAAGGCCTGTTAGATATGGGCTTCTACCATTGCTGTAGCAATTTTGTAGCAAGTGATTGGCCCCGCACTGGGCAGAAGAATATTGACGCATTGCAGCCCCAGGGCCGACGCGACTGTGCAACAATCGATTGACTCCCGTCTCGACCAGCAAAGTGATCGCTATGACTGCGTCTAACCCAAAGCTCACGCCACCTATCTTTGTCACGAATTCGGCGGTCTTGTTTTCCGCCTACGAATTCGGCTGGGGATATTGCTCGTTCGCAATCGACCCTGACGCGGTTTGCGAAGCGCTCGGTGCCGCAGACAAGACGCAAAAACAGCTGCTACTTGCTTTCGAGCTCAACAAGCGTCGCCTGTTGGAAGCTGTCGAAAAAAAGGCCATCCATGGAACAGGGGAACGAATAAGCCTGTCGGCGACCGATCTCTAGACACTACAAGAACTGAAGACTCGGCTAGACGCCGATGATGCAGCAGTATTTGCTGCCTTCCCGCAAGGAAACGTCACTAGAGAAAAGCCCCGACAAGTCGGGGCTTTTCTCTTCATCAACTACTGGAGGCGCGAGCCGGAGTCGAATCGGCCTAAACGGCTTTGCGGGCCGAATCCACCCATTTAAATTCAATAACTTATAAATATTAACCACTCCGATTAACCACTTCGGGACGCACTGCCTAGGCGCCTATATTAACCAAGCGGCCAATTCAGTATTACAAGCCCGTCGTTGTAGTCGTTGTCAGTCCCATCCTCAGACGCTACGAGCCCGAAATAAGCCTTCTGGAAAATATCGACCTGCCTTGATCCAAGCTTGGACTGCTTCCCGTTAGCTTCGACGATAACCCGGACGTGCCCCTTCCCCGAGTTCAGAATCTGCGTCTGGAGGTTTCGGTCATTCGTGCCCGAACCTGTGAATGTAGCACTGGGCTTGGAGGCGTCATCCACAAAAACGCTAACCGTCTGCACGGCAGCAGAATTCACGAGCACCGTTACACCAAACGCTGTGTTTGGGGGCAGATTGAATATACCGTTGCGCTCACCGCCCGTTCCGTCACCACCCGCCTGTGCTGACGCGATGATGACCTTCCAGGAGGTGGTATGGTAATTACCAACGTATGTTCTCGGGAGCGTCGACGAGGTGAAAACGCAATAAGCCTCGCCCTCAACACCAGCGCGGTCATATGAGTCGAGGTATCCATTGTCCCCACAGTTGAGCAGGTAAATGGTGTCGCCGTCGTTCAGCGGTGTGCCCTCATCATTCAGCGCAGAGCCATCGGCTTTTGTATGTCCGATTTTCCACTTCGATTTCGCATCGATCGAAGTTCCATTTTTTTGAACTGCGCCTACGGGATGGATTTCATTTATTGGAGCATTGCCATCAATAGCGGCAAGGACGACCGCCTCATTGTCTTCCAGCATGCTTCGCAAAATTATTGTGTCGCCCGATTTTACCGGCTTTCCGTTTTTCGTTTGGTCAACAGGCTCTATTTTCCAGGTGACAGATTTTCCGCTTCGCTTCGTGGGTTGCGCGGCGTATACAGCGCCGACTCCGCCATTGGATGGCAGGGGCCCATACACGTCCAAATAATAGCCGGGGGCGTTCGGGTCGTCAAAGGTGGTTTGGTTTGATACATACAGCGTGTCGCCATATAAGAGATTGCCAGACATGTTTGCACCCACAAGGTTGTTAAATGAAGAATGATGTGAACGTTATGGCCTGGTTGATGTTCCTTTCGGACGCCTGTAACTTAGCGTATCGATGCCAATGCCTTGAAAGAAATAGTGCTCGAATCCATATCCATCTCCTGATAAGTGAATACGCGCGGAGGCTGAATTTTTGAGTTGAAAGGAGCTACCGTGCGGTTGCCGTGACGCCATGAATGAAGTTGCAGCCCTTTGATCGCGGAGATTATCGTATTCGTCTGACAAAAAGAGCCTATCTAAATTGATCGCTTGTAATTGCCCAAAAGAGGTATATGGAACCCTCGACAGGGTTCCTGTGATCGTCGTGGCTTAGAAAAGTCCTGCCGGTTGCGCCGCATCATCCCAACTGAAAATAATCACTTCCTTTCGCGACGCATCCCTTCCGCCGCCTCCGACCGTGTACTTGATGTCCACCGCCTCGATGTGAAAACCTTCGAACGCCCGTCGGATGTCCGGATGATCGTTGAGGCTTACGATCGCCCTGCCCTTCAGCGATCGCAGGCGAGCCGCCATCCCGACATATTCGGAAAACGGAAACGGCACGCCATAGCCTTCCGTCTGCCAGTACGGCGGGTCAAGGTAGAACAGCGTGTGCGGCCGGTCGTACTTGTCGATATATGACTTCCAGTCGAGCCGCTCGACGAACGTGTTGGACAGGCGCAGGTGCGCGGCCGACAGCGTCTCCTCGAGCCGCAGCAGGTTCAGGCCCGGCGGTGTTGTCGTCGCCGTGCCGAACGACTGCCCCTCGATCTTGCCGCCAAAGCAGTTCTGCTGCAGGTAGTAGAAGCGGGCCGCTCGCTGGATGTCGGTGAGCGTTTCCGGGATCGTGTCCTGCAGCCACTTGAACACCTGCCGGCTTGTGAGCGCCCATTTGAACTGGCGCACGAACTCCTCGAGGTGGTGCTGCACGACACGGTACAGGTTCACCAGTTCACCGTTGATGTCGTTAATCACCTCGACCTTCGCCGGCGGTCGCATGAAATACAACGCGGCCCCGCCCGCGAAGACCTCGACGTAACAGTCATGTTCAGGAAACCGCGGAATGAGATGGTCCGCGAGCCGACGCTTGCCGCCGATCCAGGGAACGATGGGAGTTGCCATATTTGGAATTGCCTTTTCTTTTTCAGTTAGAATTCGGCCCGCCTACCGGTAGGTGTCAGGGCCTTGGCTAATTCACTGGTGTGTCAGTGGAAAGGCGGCCGGGAGAATGCGCGAACATGCTCCCGGTCGCCCTGTCTTTTCCCGCGCCGCGAAGCACGGTCAAAGTGACTTTGGTGCCGTCCGCAATGGACAGCGATTGATGGCTGGCGCGATCAGCGCCTGGCCGTCGTCAGCGGGTCATGCCGCCATCCGATGCTCGTAGTAAGGTCGCACCCGGTCATCAAGAATGGCGTATTGTTCCGCCAGACTGGAAGGATCAGGGTTAAGCCACGCGTCGACGTTCTCCGGCTTGATCGGAACGATGCAACGGTTGTGGCCGGCCGCTGCGACTTCTGGCGGCGGCTCGTCAGTGATTGCGGCAAATGACCATAGGTCGGGTTCATCCGGTATCGTCGTTCGCGCCCACAGGCGGGCGACCAGCATCGGCTGCGGCGGCGTCGGATCGAACTGCAAAACAACGTTCTTCCCGTTGCGGTCAACGTTCTCGTAGAAACGATTCCCTAACGTTTCGGCCTGTCTGTTGTGACGGGGCCGTTTTTTTGTTAGCCCATTCCGCCAATACGTTGTCCTGCGAAGCAGTTCCCCGTCTGACCGACTATCCATGCCCTATATTCAGTTCACCTCGGACTATGAGGGAACGTGCTGGCGAACTCCCTTTCCCTCAAAAGTCTTTCGGCCCGCCGATCCTCGTACGGCGGGCTTCTTTTTCACTTCCTCAAACTCACACACGCGGCCACCAGCGCCTCAAGCTGCCCCTCCCATTGCTTGCGCTGCAGATGATCCCTCCACACCCGGTCGACAGCCGAGCCGTTTGACGGGGCCAGCAACTCGGTATCGGACAGAAAGGCAGGCGCAATCGGCACTGAATCGATACACGGCACCGGCACCTCAATTTTCGCCTCAACGGTTTCCGTATGAACGACCGGCGAAACTGGCGCCGGCGGCGACGTCCCGCATCCTGGAATAACGAGCAGTGCGCTAGAGAGCGCTACGCAAACGATCGAGTGCCGCATCGCATGTCTCCGACTGATTGGATGGATCCTGAATACGCCTGGAAAGCGCGTCGATCTGATACTGGTACGCCTGCGCCTGCGTTGCGGCCTTCGCCTGCGCGGCGATCGCGGCGGCCCTGACCGCACTCGCCTCGGACGCCGCCTCCGCCACCGAAGCCGAACACGCTCGTGCGCCCGACGCCGCCTGCGCAAGATCCGCCTGCGACGTCGCGAGCTGCGTACGAAGCGTGCCGATCGACTGATCGTCCGCATGCGCCTTCAGCTGAGCCGACGCGTAGTCCGAGCGGACGCTGCGCAGCTCGAAGAACTGCACGGTGCACGCGATCGCGAGCACGACGGCGATGAAGCCCGCGACCACGGTCGCGATACGACTGGTGATTTCTGTCATTGCTTTTCCCCTTGAATGCGGCGCAAGCCAGCATCGAGCGCCTGATCCAGCACGCGCTTGCCGCCCCAGCTCGCCAACGTGATCACGAGCGCGGTAAGCGGCGCTGGCCACCCCCGCCACTCGCAAAAAAAGAACGCCGACAACCCGGCGACGATCGACGCGGTGATCACACTGCCGATCTCGATCGCCGCCGAACGCGCCGGCGGATCACTCGACGCAAAACGCTGGAACGTGCTGGCCGTGCCTCCGATCAACGCCAGGAACACCGCCAGCACCAGCGACGCGGCCGGAATGCCCGCCAGACCCTCGGCAAGCGCAGTCTCGGTCTGTCGCACCATCGCGTACGCCGCTGCGGCCCACAGCAGCGCGCACACTCCCCAACCCCATTGAATCAATCGGCGCACGTTATCCCCCGTTTTGCCTGCGTTTCCCGATAACCGAGCAGCAGCCCGAATAGCGCCATGCCCATGTAAAAAACCAGTTGCGCCGCGTTGATGAAATACGCGCTTGCCGCGAAAATGGGCGTCACGTAACAGGCCGCCGACGTCACATAGAGCCAGTGCCGACGCGACTGCGCCCAATGAAATACATATCTGTCCGGCAACCAGTCGTTGATCGCGACGTCTGCGGCCACGACAAGGGCAAGCGCGGCCGTCCCTGCCGTGACGGCATACCCCCAGAATCCATCGCGCGTGAGCATCACCGACGTCGCCGAGCACGGCGCAGCGAATGCCGATACCGCGATGTAGATCGCCATGTACGCGTAAATGAGCCGGGCGAGAGCATCGTTTTTCATGCGGCGACCCTCGCGTGATTCGCACCGATCTGGAACAGCGCGCGTTCGGCCTCGCGTCGTTTGACGAGTCCCGCCAGCACGACACCTCCCGCCATGTTCCATCGGGCGAATTCAGCAATCGCGCCATCGGTGTCACCGGCATTCAGCTTGCGCAACAGCGTCGACGTGTCGAAGTTGCCACTGCCGATGTTGAACACCAGGTCGACGAGCGCGTCGTATTCCTCCTGGTTCAAAGCAACTTTGACGTCGCGTTTGACCACGGCTTCCGCGCCACGCACATCGGCCCGTAACCAGTCGACCGCCATGTCGCGCGTAATGACCATCCCGTAATGCACATCGGGGCCGGTGTGCCCCCAGCCCCCAGTCCACGGCGCCCCACTCAACGAAAGAAGATCCGCCGGGATCGGCGATCCCTGCAGCGTCCTCTGCCACAGGCCTCTCGACTGCAATGACTTCGCGAGCGGCGACGCGGGATCCGGGTACGCGAACAGCACGAGCGTCTCCGCGTTCTCGGTGAGCGACATGCCCTGGTCCGAATATTTAAGGTTCTCGTTCAAACGATGCCCCCAATAAGAAAGGCCGCGCCGATACGCAATCAGAGCGGCCAAAAAGAAAAAGGGCCGCGATAACGCGGCCCCATGAAGGAGAGAAAAACCTGCACTCAGGTGAATCGGGCACTGTTCACGGCGTAGTCGGCCTGCAGGATCGCCAGGGGATCGACGCCCGTCGAACCCGTATCGTCCAGCCACGTGCGATAGATACTGCCGACCCACCCTTGCCCGGCACCCGCCAGAAAGCCCAGCTCCGGGCATGCCATCTGTGCGGATGCCACCTGATTGAGTGAGAACGTCGAAGCCGCTCCCAGCCCAACATCTGCTCCGTATTGCGCGCCATTCATGTAGGCGCGCAATACCATGTTCGACCCGACCTTCACGACAGCGACTGCGAGCTGCAAGATCGCGCCGTTGGCCGGAAACGGGACCGAAACAGATTGCCCATTCGCGTACATCCGGTAAGTGTTCGATGAATTCTGGCCGATGATTGCATACTGATTGCTTGTGCCGAGCTGATACGAATAGCCGCCCACCGCGCTGACACTCGTCTGATCTGCCTGGGCCAGGTGCTTTAACCATATGCAAAACACGAAGCCCTGGTTATTGGCCGGCAAATTGCCCGAGTTTGGAAGGAGAATCCCTTCGTTTGTTTCAGTATCGAAGCCAATGCCACCTGTTGCGAAAGTCATCGTTGATGGAGCCGCGAGGAACGTAACCGCCGCTGCACCGCCGCTCACCAAATTCGTGAACTGGTCGTTGTTGACGGGTGCCGCCTGCTTCGGCCAGCAATACGGGTCGGCGAAATCAAACAGGAACTTCATGCCCGCGTCGACCAGGCCATCGCGCTGGAGAACCGGGAGGGTTGCATCGGTGAAAGTTGTGTCGGTGATTTTGAGAATCAGACTCATTTTTTACCATCCCTTCGGGGTGATGATGCTGTTGATAATCAGGTTTGCGGTCGCCTGTTTGCCGACCGTTGTTTCATGGATGCCATCGTTCGACCACACGTTATTAAGAACGGTGTACTGGCTTCCGTTGACGGTAGCCGTTTGCCCATACCCCTGCGCGATCATCGCAGCCTGCACGTCGACGAAGTTCGCTCCGTACCTGGCGGCAAGCGCTGCATTGAGCGCCGCGATCTGATCCATAAGCGTCTGTGACGCCGCATCAGTCGCCTGATTCCCACCCTGGCTAATCGGTAGGTCACCGTAGGAACTCGTCACGCCCATGACGAAAAACCATTTGTGATAGGACGCTATCTTTTGCGGGATTGAATCGATGTTCGCAAGCGTAGTCGCCTGGTTGTATCCGACCTTGCCAACATCGTTACGACCAACGCGAATGCTGTGAATGCGCTGCCTTGTAGTGGCGAGCGGCACCGATGCGATCGTGGCCGAATAGAACGTCGTGGTCGGCGTAACCGCTACCGGATTCGTCACGTTGACGGCAGGACCGGTGTAGCTCGCGGCCGGTGTGAACGTGAAGGTGTTGTCGACGTTCGCTTGCGTGTAGTGCTCGGTGATCGTCCCCGGCACGCCGGCAATCACAACATCGACACTGAATTTCGTGTTCAGGATGAAATTGCTAAGGCCGGTGATGGATACCGGGCCGCTCGCCGGAATCTGGCCGCCCGCCACATTACAAGTCAGGTTGAAGCCCGCGGCGCGCGCAGCAATCTGATACGACTGCTGGCCGCCAATGCCCTGGTTAGTGCCCATCCTGCCGGGCAGCAGACCCACGAGCGTGTCGAAGTAGCCAGAGCCTACCGCCGTCATCGAGTCGCCCCAGCCGATCAGGTCAGCATAGGGAATCACGCGATTGGCCGCACCACCTGTCACCGGTGAAAAATACTGCTCAGATGCGCCATTCCTGTCCGTCGAAAAGAGGACGTTTGACTGGTCATTGCTCCACGCCGGATTCACGTTATTCCCGGTGCTCGTCAACTGCACCAGTGCGCCTGTCGCCTTGTTCACTGAAAATAGCTGCGTATGGCTGCTGACCTGCCTGATGAAGACGCCATAGGCCGCGCCGTCGAGCTGCTGCGGAGAGAAGGTGACAGTAGGCGTCGCCGTTTCCAGCGCCGCGATGCGCGCGTTGAGATTGGTGCCCTTGCTGATGAGATTGCCGGAGAAATCGAGGCCAAGCGGAACGCGTCCACTGCTACCGATCACCGCCCATGCATAACCACTGCGCGCGTAAGTCGACGTGAGGGAAACAACGCTGGACAGCCCGGCCGCCGCGACGAGGTTGGCAACGCCTGCGGCATTGATCGCAGTAATGACGCTCGTAACGTTAAGCCCCTTCGACCACAAATTGCCCGCGAAATCGAGGCCGCCCGCGACACGGCTTTGCGAATCCGTCCACGGCCACGCATAGTTCGATCGTCCCTGCGTGAGCATCACGTTCGAAGGGGCGGCCTGCAGCGCGGTCACATCGGCCGTTAGCCTCGGATTCGTTCGTGCGGATCCATTGGCGGTAGCGACTACCGATGATGCGCCCGAGGCCGGCCCCGTTGAGATGCTCGTGTTCTGCGCAACCTTGCCGCCCACATCCTGCACATTGCCGATGTCGATCTTGCCACTCGCCCTCACGCCAAGTGCGATGCGTTTCAGCGAATCAACGATGCCCCCGACGTATCCGCTTCGGGAATAGCTGCTGAAGTCGAAACCCGTATCCAGGTAGCTCTGCGTCGCGAACCGCAACTGCTCGACGGCGGCGCCTGCCTGCCGCTGATACACGATCAGGAAATGATCGTCCGCCGACAACGTGCTGAACGACTGGCCGTCCGCACTTCCCGCGACGCCCGCTGCGACCGTCGCAAAGTAGCGGCCGGACGCGGCCGAGGCGTTCGCGCCCGTCTGTGCGCTCGACGCCGCGGCGGCCGCGCTCAACGCACTTCCCGCAGCAGTGCCTGCATCCGCATTTACATCGGCCGCGACCGCCTGCGTCTGCGCGAGGATGCCATCTGCCGCCTGATTGATCTCGCTACCCTTCTGCGCAATCAGGTCCGTCTTTGCCTGCTCGAACATATTCTGCGCATCGGCGACGACCTTTGCCATCACCGGCAGGGTTCCCGAATCGGTGTCGACAGTGTCCGTTGAACCGCCGTTCGCGAATTTCCGGATGATCGGCCAGTTCACGACGATGCCCGAAATCGCATCCTTCAGATTGTCGATTGCACTCATTGAATCTCCGTCAGGTGTTGATTGCAGTGTCAAGCTGAGCGGACAGCGGCACGAAACTGTCGCCGTAGCTCTGCGCGATGTAGTCAGTGATTTCGGCCCACTCGTCGGGCGTGGCGTACGCGGCGATCTCCGCCGCGCTCGCGGCTTTACCGACATAGCCGAACGAAACCAGCCTGCTATCGAGTTGCCGCACCGCTGCCGTCGTTTCGCCAAGCCGCACGTCGGTGATGCGCTGCGTGCGCGCGGCAGACAACTGGACGACGGCACCGTTACGCGCCGCACGGATGCCGTCCTGTCCATAGCCCAGCACGACCTGCGTGACGACACCCGGCACCGCCGTATCGAGCGCAAATCGGTCTGTGCCGAGATAGGCGAACACGTCACCGTCGACCACTTCAATGCCAAAGCCGACGCCGCCCGCATTGACCTCGATGACCGTGTGCTGACCCGCGCCCGGATACTCGAAGGCAACGATCCAGACCCCTTGCGTCGGGTTGAACCAGTCCGCGTTCAAAGTCACTTTGGTGTCGTCCGCTGCGCGCGCGGAACTGTCCGGATTGGAGCCGGCCGACTCGATCAGCAGGCCGCGCGGCGACTTCGTCGCCGGGTCGTAATCGAAACGCGGCGCGTCGGCTGTTACCTGTTCGGGCTGTCCGTCCGCGTTCGTACGCCACGCAGTGCTAGCTCGCGTAAATGCCACGAGATCGCTGAATGTGGGATCTGCCATCTTTTTGTCCTTGAACCGCCCATAAAAAAACCCGCACGAGGCGGGTCAGGTTTGCGGGATCGACGGCTGCGCGTCGGCAGGATCGGGCCATGAGATCGCGTTGGGCCAGCCTTCACGTTGTGGGAGATCGCGCAACGACTGACGATAGGAGCGTGCCGACGTTTCCAGCGCGGCATTGCCGGTATCGATCGCCATCTCGACCAGATTGTCGGCATCAACAAGTAGCGCGTTGCGTTTTGCGCGCCCATCGGCATCGGCAGCCATCGCCCGGTATTCATCGCCGTGCGCCGTCCAGTGCGCTTCGATTTGTTCTTCAGTGGGTTGAGGCTGATCCAGTTTCCATTCGACGACAAAAGCCGGTCCACTCTGCTGCAGACTCGCGTCAACAGGATGGGCAACCCAATAGTCACTTCCCTGGCGGGTGCCCGGATAGACCTTCTGGATGCAAAAGATCATCTGTTCAAGACTGAGCATTTACTGGTTCCTCAGTTGCATGCCATAGACGCGGATGGCGTTGGCTGTCGCCGCACCACCTCCCGATAGACCACAAACCACGTACGGAGCGGGCAAGGGGTTCGCTCCATTGTCTGAAACGACCCCGAAATCGACGACGCCTGAATCCCACTGCACACGCGCACCGGCGTTTGCCTTGCCTGCAACAGTGTTGTTCGTTACGTTCAGCGCGTCCTGGCTCGCCTTCGTCGCCATCGCCTGGTTGGTGTTGTTCAGATCGCTCTGGTTCGCCTTCGTGTTGAGCGCGTTCGTTGTCGCCGCAGCATCGGCCTTCGTGTTGATGGCGTTCTGTAACGCCGTGGCCTGAGCGCCGAGAGCCGTGTTCAGGTCCGTGTCCGTCACGACCAGGCCGAGATCGGTCGTATTGAGCGTCACGCGGACCCGCGCGGCATTCGTGCGGTCCTGTCCGAAGTAGACCTGCGCATCGGTCTGGTTTGCCCCGCCACCGCTGCGCACCGCACGACGCCACACCATGCCCGATTCGTCGTCGTTGGCAAAAAGCGCAAATCCCGCCTTGCCGACGAGCAAGGGGACGTTGACCGTTGCGGCCCAGTTTTTCGCCTGCGTTGCCGCGAGCTGCGCGTCCTGCCGTGCCGTCTTCGCGTCGCCAGCATCCTGCCTGGTGCTCAACGCGGCGTCTGCCGCTGATGCCTTCGACTGTGCCGCCGAGGCAGCGGCGTCGATCGCCGACTGCGCGGTGTCGACCGTTTCGCCGATCATGGGCAGCAGATGCTCGGCATGGCCTCCGTTGAGCATGTCGTGGTCGCTGCTGCCATCGTCCGAATAGGAATGGCCGGTGAGCGGAAAAGTCACTTTGCTCATGTAATTTCCTCAATCTCGAATGCGTTCGTGTAGGTGCCCAGAAAAGGAAGCAGCAACGGGTTGATCTTGCGCATGCGACCGAGAAACGACCGCCGGATCAGATTGACCGGATCGTCCGCGTCCCAAACGAACAGCAGTTCCTGATCGATGCCGGCGGCCCGCTGGATCTCGAATACGTTGCCGAACGCTTCGTCGCGCGAGAGCCAGTCAAGCCCCAGCGTTTGCACGCGGCGACCGGTCTTGCGATCGAAATACGCTGTACCGTCGACCGCGCGATCCATCGTTGTGTCGAATTCCCAGCCGATGCCCGCGCCATACGTTGCGTTTTTCTTCGGCGACCACGCCTGCGAGATGAAAAGACGCCCGATCTCGATATAGCCGTCGACGTTCTGCTCGTCGAGAAACTCGAACCGGACGTAACGCCCGAACACCGGTTCATCGAGCACGCACATCACGAGACCCGGATAGCCCCTGCGATCCTCTTCCGGCAAGCGGCCATCCCACCAGTTCGGATCCTCCCAGTCGAGCGACGCGGTGTTGAACAGTCTCGGCCACACCTGCGGCCAGATGCGCCCCTGCAGCGTGTACTGCTGCAGCCGGAAGTTCGCTGACACGGATGGCTGCGCCGGAAGCTGCGCGGCGTCATAGATCACATTGGTAAATGCGGCGTCCTGCGCCACCCGGACCCGGTAACGTGCGGTCAGCCCGAGGTTGTGCCGCACAATCGCGAAAACCGAAACCTTGCGCGGTACGCCGAGGTCAACGTCGAATTGCGTCGACGCGCTGTCGGTTGTGCGGGAGCGCGCAACGCGCGACAGCCGCCGGTCCTGCAGGTTGGTGAGCGGCGTTTGCCAGTCACCACCGGTCAACACCGCCTGATCGATCCGGTTCGGAAAACCCAGCAAGATATTCGCCATCCACTACCCCCACAGGACGAGCGCAGCCTTGCCGCTCGCAAAACCACTGTTGATACCAATCACCCGGAACAGACGCCCGGACAGCCCGTAGCGCGGCGTGGTGAGCCCCACGACATCGCCGAGGTCGGTTTCGCCGAGTTCAGCCACTGGCACGTCGATGTCGATCTTCATCCGGCGTGGACCGTACAGGGCCAACCGCCGCCGCGATTCCGCGTCGGCGTCGTTCGCGTCGAGCAGCCCCGTATCGAAGCTCAGCGTCTGCGCGTGTGGCCATGGCACCTTGATGGACGGGTCAGTAGCGGCGGACGTCCTGTATTCCTGCGCAAGCCATGCAGCCCGCGCAGTCCCCGCAGTGCCGGCAACGTTGCTCTGCACCGTGTAGTTGCGCGCGTAGCGCACTGAGATACTCCACGCCGGTACGCCTCCGCTCGACGGCTGCACCGTCTCCTGCACGTCCCGCCCCCACACGGCAACAGGTGTGCCCGCCGGCGCATCAAGTCGCCCCATGCGCAGGCGGCTCAGCCGGTCGAAGCCGTACCACGCCCCAACCGATCCCGCGACCGTATCCATCAACGACTGCGGCGTCGGGTTCGAATCAGCCCACACGCCAATCCGGCCGCCGGCTACTGCATTGAGCGCGTCGACGTCGGCCTGCATGATGTCGGACGCCGGCACACCGGCATCGCCGGCAATCGCGACCAGCAGATCGCCAGCGCGCACGGCCACACCCGCCGCATCGCATGTCACGGTGCCAACTGGCGCACTGCCGAGCCGGAGATAGCCTGCGAAGCACCGGAACTGACCGGCCGCCGGCTCCGTCGCCTGCATGTCGGCGGTGCTGGCGTAGTCAGGGCCACGCGTGAGCGCTGCGCCGTTGTCATACGCCGCTGACACGGCACAGGCCGCATCGCTGACCTGATAGATCAGCTTCGAGGTGTTGACGGCCTTTGGCGTGACATTCAGGACAGCACCGTACACGCGCGGCTTGGGCTGATCCTTCAGATCGGCGGCCGTGCCCTCCAGGCCATTGGGCGCCACGTTGTCGCCGGCATATGTCGGCCAGTCGTTGAGCGTCAGATCCGCGAGCCGGTCCTGAATGATCAGGTCCACTGCGGTGCCGTTGGCCGCGACGTCGGATAGCGTGCCAGTCATCACCACCAGCCACTGCGCGAACGGCGTGCCTACGTCGCCGATGCGCACCGTAAAGCGCCGCCCGTCGAACGCGTAGTCCGTCAGCAGGTAGTCGAGCTCGCCGCCTTCGTTGACGAGCTGCACGTTGCCGATCGTCACTTTCGTGGCCCCGTACGTGCCGGCCGCATCGAACAGAAGACGCGAGAGGGACGGCGCCGTCTTGATGACCGGCTCGAACCACGCATTTGCAGGCGTATCGTCCGGACGCGTGACAAAGCCACTTTCCGAAAAACGAAGCGTATCGACCTGGCCGCCAGCCAGGTGACACGCCTCCACTTCCATCGCAATGATCATGCCTTTTTCCCCGGTCGGGCATTGTTGCGCATCACCGTCGTCTGTTCATCGAGCCGATCGGTCTGCTCCTTGACGAGCGCTGCACGCTGGCTGGCGTGGCCTACATCAGCCTTGCGCCGATCTTCACGCAGCTGCACCACCTCGGCGCGCAGTGCCTTGATCTCCTGCAACAGCGCGTCATTACCTGAAGACTGGTAACGGGCGAAGTCGACCGTCTGCACCGCAGCCCGCTGGGTGTCGAGCGTGCGGGCCTCGCTCGCCGTCAGCACCCGTTCACCCTGGTGCAGCTCAGCGATATAGCCATCGAATGGCACGCGGTACAGACCCTGCGCGTGCGATCCATTCACACTCGTCCATCCCTGCAACTGCGCGATCGCCTCGGCCACCGTTTGCACCGACGTGTTCACGTTGACAATGCCCGTCACCATCGCCTTCAGCTGGTCAAGCTGCGCGTTCGCCGACGAGCTCGCGTAGTCCATCGACTGCATGACTTGCGTCAGATCCGACTGATACTGGCCGGAGCTCGCGTTGTACGCCTTCGACGCATTGAGAAAATCCTGCGCGGCGGATGTCAGGTTCGATTGCGCGGTGGCGTCCCCGCCGATCGCCTTGCTGTACAGATCCTCGAAACGCTGACGTGTATCGCCGTACTGCTGCTCCGGCGATGCGGTTGACAGACTCCCGGTAGTCAGCGACGCACGGAACTGGTCGACCTGATCCTTGAACGACGTCAGCGCCTGCGACTGCGTGCTGTACGCCGACGACACCGCCGACTCATACGACGAGACGACGCTATCAAACGCGGGCGCAAGGGCGAGCAGCGCGACATACGAGCGCTGCCCCGCATCCGTCGACAGGTCCAGCGACTTCACAAGATCCCTGAACTGGTCGCGCGTGTGGATGCCGCTATAGCCGAGAGCCGAGAGCTGGTCCGTGACGGACTTCGCAGCATCGTCAGCCTGTTGCGCGGCCGATGTGAAATGCTGGTAGAAGTACGTCGCGCTCGTGTTGAAAGAATCGACGCCACCGGCGAGATTCAGCACCGCACTCTGCGCATCGACCGACGCGTTCTTCAGATTGACGAAATCGTCGCCCATCTTCTGGATCGAGTCGAACAGCGACTTCAACGAGTTAAGCTCGCTCAGCAGAGACGTGATGTCATTCGCCGACAGCTTCGACGCATCCACGCCCTGCAGCACGGCGGCATACGGCGCATCCAGATTCGCCTTCTGCAACGAGTCGATCACCGAGCGCTGCAGCTGCAGGCTGAAGTCATTCAGCACCGTCGTCGAGTCCTTGACTCCATTGAGATCCTGACGGTTGGGATAGCCGCTCAGATCCCCAAAGCCGGCGGACACGAACGAGTTGCCTTTTTGCGGGCTGATCTCATACGTCGCGGAGTACTGGCCAAGACCGTCGACCGATCCCCCAAGTTGCTTTGCCAGTGAGGTGATCGAGTCATACGTATTCTTGATCGACGACTGCACTTCAGTGGCGGCCGGGTCTCCGCCAGAAGGACCGCGCACCTTGGTAACGTTGTTGTTACTGTCGATCGTATAGTCGGCGCCATAGCGGGTTTCACCGCCACCGATCAATGAGCCGACCAATGCGCCGAGCGCCATGCCGATCACCGCGCCGATCGGACCCGCGAACGAGCCGAGCGACGCGCCCATGGCGGTCCCCGCAACCGCTGACGATGCGCCGACTGCCATACCGCCCATCGCGCCGAGCGAGCCGCCAAGCGACGAGTAACCCTTGTTGCCGAATAGTGCGCCGCCAGCCAGACCGCCCAGCAGGCCAGCGCCGCCATACATCAGGCCGGCCGACGAGCCGAGCGTACTGCCAAGGCCGCCGCCGGCCTCGCCGGCAGTGAATCCGTAAGCATTAGAGCCGAGCGTCGATGCGTACGTGCCGGCACTGGCCGCGACATTCCCGCCAATCCCACTGCCTAGTCCGCCCAACAGGACACCGCCGCCTGACAGTGCGCCAGAGCTTGCCCCTGCAATGGCTGACGAACCGAGCGCGGTCGATGCGCCGCCGTACCCCTGAATCCAGCCCATCACGGTGTTGTAACCGTTCGACAGGTTGTTGTACGTGCCGTACGGGTTCGACAGCAGGTTGCTCACCGTGCCGTTGCCGCCCATGCCGTTGTTCTGCAGGATGGAGTTCTGGACTCCACTGCCACTCGTGATGCCGGCAAGCTGCGCGACGACGCTGATCACGAACGGCTTGGCGAACGACTTGTACAGCTCGTCGACCACTGTCGTCTCAAACGTGTTTTTCAGAAACTTCGTGAAGCTCGACCAGCCGTTCTTCCCATCGGTGAGCATCTGCAGGAAGCCGTTATGGAAGTCGGTGCCAATACCGTCGATCGTGCTCTGCCAGCTTTTGACCAGATCGTCCTGCTGTTTCTTTGCCTGCGCGAGGTTATCGAGCGTGGCCTGATCGTCAGCGACACCGTGCAACGCGGTCGCAAGTGACTTTGCCTTGACGATGGCTTCGTCCCAGGACTTCGTGTCGGCGAGGTTGCCTTGCAGCAAGGCGATTGCCCGGCCCTGCTCAAGCGCTGCAACCGTGTCGTCAGCACGCGATGCCTTCAGGTCATCGATCGCCGACTTCGTCATGCCGAACGTGTCGATCTGGTCCCGCAGCGATTGCCCTTGCTGGTTTGCCGATTCGATCTGCTTCTGCATCGCATCGAGCTGCGACTTGCCGTACTTGTCCCACACCTCGTCTTCCTGCGCGGCCGAGAGCGACACCTTCTGGAAGAATTCCTCCACCGCCTTGCCGCCATCCGCCAGCGCCTTTCTTTCCTGATTGGCCAGCTGCGCACGCTGCACGGCGCTCAGGTTGCGGTTGTTCATGCCCTGCGCGATCAGGGCGGCCTCCTGATTCGCGGCGTCGATATGGTCGCTCGCAGCCTGCGCGAGGAGATTACGATCCAGCGTGTAATAGTCGGTGATGGACACCGCCCCACCCTTGTACTGGGCGTCGAGCACCTTGCGCGCGCTCTCGACGGCCGACACTTCCTCCGCCAGCGCGTCCTTGATGGCCTGCACCTCGCCGGTCAATTGCGTGCGGTCGACCAGTCCGGTGCCGCCCTTGCGCCCGGTCTTATCCTTGTCCTTGTCGTTGATTTTCTGTTCGTCCGCGAGCTGCTGCTCGGGGCTCAGGTTCAACGCGGCTGTCCTGTCGAGATACTCGTTGATCGCCTTGACGCGTTTTTCGGCCGGCGTGGCGAACTGGTCGTTCCACGTCGCATACCAGTGCTTCGCATCGATCAGCTGCTGCTGTTGCTCAGCCTGACGCGCCTTCTCGCGCGCCGCATTGACAGCTGCGTCACGCGCGGCAATCGCCTTCTGCAGATCGGCCTCATCCTGCGCGTCCCATTGCCCGATAGGCTGACGCGCGGACCTGTTTGCCAGCATGCGCGCGACGACCTCAGCCGGCCCGGCAGTTGCACCGAACGATCCCAGCGCCTCGACGGCGCCGTTGATCATGCTCTTGATGTCACGCCAGCCGGCGAGAATGATGCCCTCGTTTTTGGCAATCTCGCCGGTGCGCTCGTCCATCGCACGAGAAAACGCCTCGACGGCGATCTGCGCCGCACCGGTGGCATCGCCCTGCTTCTCGAGTGCCGCGATCTGATCGTACGTCGACGCCGTCAGATAGTGATACTGGTCGTTCAGCGCCACGGACGCCTTGACCGGGTCTTCGGCCAGTCTGGTGAAGTCATCCACCATCTGCTTGACCGAGATCGACGTGTACGTGGCGGCATCCGCCGTCGTGCGGCCGAGATCGGCGATTTCCTGCCCCGTCAGCCGTCCGGTCGCCGCCAGCGCCGTCACCGACTCCGCGGCCGTGTCAAACGTAGCCCCACCGGCCGTCGCCGCAGCCGCCAGGCCGCGAAGCTGCTCGGTCGTGACGCCGGCATAGCCACCAGTCAGAACGAGCGCGTCATTCATCGCGGCGTTCTGCTCCGACACCTTGTACATCGCCGCGCCGGCCGCCACCAGCGGTATGGCGATTGCGGCAACCGCCAAAGCCGCGCCGGAGGTTGCTACCTCCATCAGGTCCATCCGTTCGGCCAGAACCATCATCGAGCCGCCGAAGTTTTTCCAGTTACCTGTCAGCGCCTCATGGGCGAGGACGACGACTTCCCTTCGCGCGCCGGCCGTCTTCAGGCCGAATCCTTCCATCGCCTTGCCGCCCGTTTCCGCCGCCGACGCTACGTCGGTGAGCGCGCTGCGATTGGTGCCAATGTCAGCCAGCGCCTTTTTATAGGCTACCGACGAGATCTCACCCGATTTGAACGCGCGCTCGAGCTGCGCCTCCTGATCTGCAAGCCGACGCAGTTCGACAACGGCCTGATCCGCCTTGATGCCGGCGAGCGCCTGCTGATACTGCGCCGTCGTCACCTGGCCCGCCTTATAGGCATCGTCGAGCAGCGCCTGATCCTGCGCGAGCTTGCGCGTGGCAGCGCCAAGCGGGTCGTACTTCGTCGTGAGCGCATTGAGCGCCTGCAGCCGCTTGTCCTCATCCTTTCCGAGCGCTGCCAGCGTGGCGTCGTATTCCGCCATCGAAAGCTTGCCGGTCGCCATCGCGCGATCGAGCCGGTTGTACTGATCACCAAGCGTCGCGAAGGTCGCATTGCCTTGCGCCATCGTCGTGCGCAATGCCTGCATTTCGTCGTTCATCAGAACGGTCGCGCGCTGCGCGTCGATCATTGCCTGCGTTTGCGCCAGCACGTTCACCCGGATCTGGCCGGCTGACGCGCCCATCGCGTCGACGCCGGCGGCGGCACTCTGAGACGCGGCCGCAACCTGCTGCATCGCCTGCTGTGCCTCCATTGAGCGCGCGACCATATCCTTGATACGGGCGGCGGCCTGCTGTTCGGACTCGGCAAGCGCCGCAGCGCCAGCCGATGCGCGCCCCATCGAGGCCCCGAGATCGTCGTTCGCCGCTGACATATCGCCGACGCTTTTCCTGTACACGCCGAGCGCCCTGGTCACCGCGCGCTCGATGTCGTTACCCATCTTGAGCGACGCCTGACTGGTGCGATCAGCGCCGAGCTCGAAGTCGGCATAGTCGAGCGCAACCTTTGCAACCAGGGAACCAAGTGAAGGCATGGCAGTACCAGAAAAAATGCCCGCATGCGCGGGCGTTGCACAACATCAGGCCGATGCCTCACGCTCGCGAAACACATCGAGCACCTCGGCCTCCATCACACGCAGCAGGCGGAACATTTCACTTCGCTTTTTACGGGGCACATCCATCAGCCGAAGGGTCACGTCGACCGCGACGTAATCGAAGCCGAGCGCGACGGGTGGCCCCGTTCCGCCAGGCAGATATCGCCACTGCCCGGATAAGGCCGCGAACACCTCGAACACCGGCCAGTTGTCAGCCCAGACATAGCAGTCTTCGCGCACGGCCTGCGCACGTGCGCGCTCGATCACCTCGGGCGGCGCACCGGCGGCTTCGAGACCTGCAACAACGGTATCGTCGGCGGCGAAGTCGTCGGGCCGCTCGCCGGCCCAATACCTCGCCACCTCAATCAGTTTTTTTCCTGAGCCACCACGATGCTGTCCCAGAAACCCTTCACCAGCGCGAAGGACACCGCCGGGATCTGCAGCAGTGCCTCGAAATTTTCTTCATTGAACGGCAATGCGCTGCCGTCGTCGTCGGTAATGCCAGACCAGCCGGCCACCACGTCCTGCAGCACTTCGCGCCCGGTCTTTTTGCGCAGTTCGTCAAGCTGCTCGTTCGTGCAGCGGCGAAAAGTAACTTTGAAATTCTCCTTCTCGTGCCTGCCGGACTCCGACACGGTTACCACGTCGATCTGGCGTTGATACGTTTCGGATTTGGAGATCTTGAAAGCCATTTTGATTTTCCAGAAGAAGCGGCCCGCTCGATGGCGGGCCATGGTTTGCATTCAAAAGGATATGCAGTTACGTCAGCAGAATTACCTGACGGTAATCACCAGCTCGTCGTTGCCCTCAACCGGCACAAAAGTCAGGTTCAGCCCGAGCATCGCAGTGCCGCTCTGATCGCTGTACGACAGATTCGACGCCTGCACGCGCGGCGCATCGATCTGCACGATGTTGCCGGCGGTCTTGCCGTGAGTGATCGTCAGCGCTCCGGTGACGGCGTCGCGCACCGCAGCCCACCAGTCCTTCGCTGCAACCGACGTCAGTTGCAACGTCGCGGTGCCGGCAGGTTTGCGATCGGTCAGGTCGACCGACTCCTGATTCACCAGGTTCTGATAGTTGATCGCATTCGCGACATCGATCGTCAGCGCCTGCAGCGGCGAACTCACGCCCTGGAATGAGAAGTTCGGCGTATTCGCCTTGTTCACCACCAGCGGCTTCTGGAAGTCTTCGTAATCGATACCCGCCGGCAAGGCCTGATCGACCACATCGTTGTACAGGCTCGTGAACTTGAACTTCAGCACCGGAATCGACTTCGCCGTCAGGTCCAGCGCGACGGTGCCGCGCGCAGACGTCATCTTGTGAAAGATGCCGTCGAGGAAGTAATACAGCGTGAGCGTCGGCGGGTTGTCGCTGACGGGCCGGTACTTTGCGTCGACCCCATCAGTCAGCGTCTCAGCAAAGCCGCACGCGAGCAACAAGGGCGCCCACTTCGGCGCATGTCCCGCCATGCCGGCGCCGGCGAGCTCCACTTCAAAATCGAGCTCGCTGTGAATGTCGGCCGGCAGTTGCTCGCTGTTGCCGAGGTAAGGTCGCACGACGTCACGCGACGCGTATGTCGCCGCTGCAGGGTTCGGCGTCACGGCGCGGGCCAGAATCGCGTTGAGCGCACCGGTCGGCACCGCATCGGTGCCGGCGACCGCCTCGATCGCGGCCAGTATGATGGTCTTTCGGGTCAGCTTGGACATACGGTTCCTCAAATAAAAACGCCCGCACATGGCGGGCTTCGTGGGTCAAGGTCGGCGCGTTCGCAACTGGATCATGATGAGATACGCGTACACCGCCGCGGCTCCCTCGAAATTGCTGTCGCCTTCGGACTCGACCAGAAGGAAGTCATCCATCTGCTCGAATGCTTCGACAATCTGATCGCGCAACGCGGTGTTTTCATCGGTGTCGCGGCCGAGAATCGCGATCGTCACGGTGTGCAGGTCGTAACCGCCACCCATGACCCAGCCGCTCTCTTCATCGGTATGGGTCGTGTACACAAGAGCGGGCCATGTCGGATCGGGCGGCAATTCGACGTTGTGCGAGTTGGGCAGGATAGCGACGAGCGCAGCGTAGATATCTGCTTTCAGGCTCATGCGGCACCCTTCTGGATGAACTGCGCAACGCGGTCTGCCATGGCGGCCAACGCGTCGTCACTCTTGCGTTCAAATGCCGGGCCAATGAACGGCAACGGCTGGATGCCGGGATTGCGAACCTTCATCGAAAAGACGGGCTTACCCTCCTGTTCGAATGCCAGCCGCCTGCCACCGCCACCGGACTCAACGTGCGGCTTCGTGCCAAACTCCAGATACCACCAGTAGAACGGGTCATCGACGTAGGTTTTCCGGATGCTGCCATCGGCACGCAGCGAGTAAGTGACTTTCGCCTTGCTACCGAGCTCGCGACCATGGCGCACCCCGAGGTTGTACTGCGCAACGCCCAGCGGCGGGTTCTGCTCCCGCTTCACCGCAATGTTGTTGATCAGCGCTCCGGTCTGCTTCAGCCCCCTGGACAGCGCGATCGATTTCGCTTCACGCTTGATCACGTTCGCCCCACTGAGCGCCGCCGAAAACGCCACCTTCCTCTGCATGTCATCCTTCAGCGTCGCAATCGCCGAGTTGAACGCCTGCAGTCCCTGAATCACGTTGCTGGTCGCCATCACAACCCCTCGCTTGCGCCCGTGTCGCACGTGAGGATCAGCGTCTTATGCTGGTCGAGCACGTCGTTCACGAAGCGGATGTTGAACGCCTTGCCGCCGTATAGCACGCGCATCGTCTCGTTGATCCCGGCCCTGTAGCGCATCGTGATCAACGTGCGTGCATCCGCACTCTCGCCACCCTGCCGGGTCGTGGCGCTGCGCTCCGTGCCAGACTGATAATTGATGCCCGCCCATGGCGTGCAGACTGTTGCCCACGTCGCGACCGTGCCGCCGCTGGCATTCTTCGCGTTCAGAAGCCGCTGGATGACAATGCGCCGATCAAGTTTTCCTGCTCGCATGCCGCCCCCTACGCAGACCAGATCCGATACCCATCGAGCAGGCAGTCGAGGTAGCCGATATTGACCGTCGCTGCCCGGTTGTCGGCGATCTCAGTCTCGCGGTTTTCGTAGAAAGTGCCGATGGTCGCGAGGATCCATTGCCGGATCGGTTCCGGTACGCTATCGCCGCTGTCGCCATAACCGGCCTTGTACTGCACCACGACGTCGCCCTTCGGCAAGCCGCCAAGCGAAGCGTTGTCTCCAAGTCGAGCCGTATGGGATGCAAGATCGACACCGCCGACTTTGACCGATTCAATGGACTGAACCGGCCAGCGCGTGAGCTCCACCTCGCGGCATACGCGAACGAAAAGCTCCTCGACAGTCTGAGTAATGAGCGCTCGCCCGGTAATGTCTTCTGCACGCCGGGTTGCCGCCTTCAGATACAACGTGATCAGATCGTCATCGTCGGATCCGTCGACCCGCAGGTGCTCTTTCGCGGTGTCTAGCGATACCGGCGTTTGTGCTGGCGGCGTAATGATTCGAACCATCGTGGCCCTCGCTGCAAAGTGACTTTGGGCGGCCGAAGCCGCCCCATCCCGCCGATCAGGCCGCTGCCTGCTTCAGTGCCTTCCATGCGCCACCGACGTCGATGCTGCCCCCATCGCCGCGATACATGGCCAGGAAGCCGATCTGCCCTTTCATCGTGAAATTCGAATCGGTCATACGGAACAGCAGGACCTGCATCACGTCACGAATGAGGTAGTTCGTGAAGTCACCGAACAGCACCGACTTTGCGTTCGCCGCCGCGACCGGGATGTACTGGTTGATCGTGTACGAGTAACCCAGCAGCGTGTCCGGCTCCTTCACGGCAACACCAGGCAACCACAGCGGGCGGCCGTAGCCATCCTTCAGGCGCTTAAGACCCTTCAGCGTCTGGTCGTGGAACTGCCAGCGAACCTTCGGCGAGCTGCGGTACGCCGGGTCGATCGAGTGTTCGAGCTCGATAAGATCCTCGTATGCGATATCGGTCGCCGCCGCTGCGACATACCCCACCGGCGCAGCGGTCACTGCACCCTGGGGCTCACCCACGCCGGTCCCCACCGCATATTTGCGTTCCGTGATACGTGCAATGCGCGTCGCGAGCGCAGTGCGGATGTATCCTTCCAGGTCGATACGGCTGTCCTGCAGCAGCTCGATCGGCACGGCAACCGCCTTCGAACTGAACTTGTAGGCGTTGATTTCCTTCATGCCGAACTGGAAGTCCTGCGAGCCGGCCTCAGTGTTTTCGCCGAGGATCTCGCCCTCCTGCGCCGTCGCATCGACAGTCGGCCACTGGATCTGCACGCCGTTGCTCGTACCGATCACGTTTGCTACGCTGCGCATGCCGCCGAATGCTTTCAGCGCCTCGATCAGGTTGCTGGCGAAATCAGTCGGAACAAGATAACCACCCGAATTGATGTCGGAACTCATGTCGTTGCGAACGCTCGCCGCACGTTGAGCGACATACTGGCGCTGCTGCTCGTTGAGCGCGTCGCGACCGCCGCGAAGCCACGAGTTGAAGATCGACGTTTCCATCGCAACATTCGCGTGCGCTTCGTCCGTCGACAGGCCTTCGCGTTCGCCGCGAGCCTGTGCACGGCCGAATTCGTGCTGTGCCTCGTCGAGCACACGCTGATTACGCGTGATCTCGGCGTCCGTCGACTCGATGTCGCGTACGAGCTCGTCGTACCGCGACTGTTGATCCGCGCCCCACGCAGCGCCGGTGTGATTTTCAACGAGGTTGCGCAGCTCCTTCGCCATCGCGACGCGACGCTCCCGCAGTGCTTGAATGGATGCAGCCATTGAATGCTCCAGATAAGTAAGAAGCCCACTCACGCAGGCAAAAAAATAGCCGCCTCAGTGGGCGGCCAGACATGCGCGGGAGCGACTCCTACGCAATGCGTTCCAACATACGTGCGCGGCGGGCTCGATCGGCCGCCGCATAGTCAGTCCCGGTTTCAGTGAGCGCACGCGGCGCGTTCCTGTACGCGCCGAGATCCCACCTGTTTTCAGCCGCCTTGCTCGAGACAATGTTGTCGACAAGTCCGACGTCTTTCGCCTCCTGCGCGGTGAACCACGTCTCGGCATCCATCCACGCCTTGACCTCGTTGAGCGACTTGCCCGTCTTCGCCATATAGTCGCCGGCAATGCTCGCGTCGATTTTCTGCAGCATGGCGACCGTGTCCGTGAGCTCGGCCGCGTTGCCGACCGCGATCGTCCAGGCGTTGTGCACCATCATGAATGCGCCGTCGGCGATGTTGACGGTCTTCGCGGCAAGGGCGACATACGTCGCGGCGCTCGCAGCAAGCCCGTCGATGTGTGCGGTCACGTTGCCGTGCTGCTGGATCGCGGTGGCCAGCGCGCGGCCGTCGAACGCGTCGCCGCCGGGCGAATTGATCCGCAGGTTGACCGCGCCCTTCGCGTCCTTCAGTTCCTTGATCACGTCCTGCACGGCGATGCCGTACCAGCCGCCGATCGTGTCGTACAGGTAGATATCGGTGCCTTCTGCCGCATTACTGACCCGGAATTCTGGTTTTTTCGCGTTAAACAGGGAGAAAATTTTGTGCTTCATTCAGGAATCCCCTCAGGATCAGTTGTACCCGGATTCGGTGGCGGATCGCCACCCGTTGGGCCTTTATCGCCATCGCTCGCATTGGTATCGCCGGACGCTGGCGCTTGCGGGAAATACACCTGTGCACACGTCCCGCCCAACGGCGGCAGATTGTTACGCGCACGCACTTCGTCGATCGACATCCACCCAGGCCCCTGCGATCCGCCGATGGCCTGCCGGTAATACGCGGCCTCTGCAGCAGGGTCGCCGCGCGTAAGGCGCGTGACATCGAACTCAGCAAAAAAACGTGCTGTCCGAAACGTCTTCCGATTCGTTTCCGCCTCGTAGCGATTCAGATAGGGGCGAACCGAATACAGCACGAAGCCACGCCCCATCTCGGAAACACCCGAGCCCCAGCTCGTCGTCTTCGACGTCTCGCCGATCATCCACGGCGGCACGCCAAAGGCTCGCGCAATGTCGGCCACCTGGAACGAGCGCGATTCGAGCAGCTGCGCGTCGACGGCCGTCATCTTGAGCTGGGCGACATCACCACCCTCGCCAAGGATCGCCGGTGCACCTACATTGCCGAGACCGCTGTGCTTTCTGACCCAATAGTTACGCAGGTCTTCGCGCTGCTCCTTGGAAAGTTGCTTTGGAAACCTGAGCACAACGTCCGACATGTTGCCTTTCGTGAAGGCCTTGTCTGCCAGTTCTTCAGCATGTTGCGCGATCGGCACCGCCCGACTCGCCGCGTATTTCAGCACTGACATTGAGCGGCCAGTGCGAGGGTTAAAGCCGGGACCGGCGAAGTGCAGGATGTCGTCCTGATCGAATGCCACCGGCAGCATTTCCTCGCCGTAGGTCATCGGCAACGACACGACGTAGTAGTAGCGACCGTCCTTCAGCCACACCCAGACCGAACGCGGATCTAATGGGATGACATCTTCGATCAGGGTCGGGTTGCGGGGATCCCGGAGCAGCAGCGCGAATGCGTCACCGTAGAAACACTGCGATGAGACGAAGTATTCCCACATCATCGGCGCCGTCATCATCGAGCACGGCTCTTCGTTGAATTTCCACCATAGCGGGTGATCGTCGGCGAGCGAGCGTGCTGTCCCGTTGCGCCGGTAGATTTCCATGCGCATCGAGGCGATTGCACCGCCGAGCAGGCGCACGCAGGCGTATACCGCTGACGTTCGCATCGCCTGATCGGCGCTCATGCCCGCAATGCCGGATCCATCCCCTAGCAGCTCGCCGAGCTCTTCGTAGTTGACAATCGTGGTCGCGCCGGTTTCGTTATGCACCTCCGGCACCTGAGATACCTGCAGCGCCGGTTCGGCCCGCGCCGGCGGCGACGCCTGCCCCTGTCGGCTAAAGATTTTGAACATTAGAGCTCCACAAATACTTCGGAGTGTTCGTCGCTTTCGCCTGGCACGATCGCCCGGCCAATTGCCATGATGGCCGCGACGACACCGTCGATCTTGTTTTCCGGCCGCTCTTTGCGCGGATATATGTTGTCTTTCTGATCGCAATGGCACACGACGTTGCTGGCCATCCATGCGAGAACCGGGTCGCCGTTGTGCTCGATGTCACCCTTCAGCACAAGCGCTTCGAGCTGCTTCATCGGCTCGCTGAAATTCAGCACCGTCGCCCGCATTTCCACCATCGGAACGTTTTCGGCAAGCAGGTGACTTGACAGCTGCGTCGCCTGGAACGGATCGAACGGCACCTCGACGACGTCGAAGAGCGCACAGTCCTCGCGCACGCCTTCTTCGATCAGATCGAAGTCAGTCACCTCGCCCTCGGTCACCGTCAGCCATCCACTGCGGCGCCAGCCGTCGTACTGGCTGTTGTGCGCGTTCTCGACGGCTCGCTCCGGCAGGTAGTACGTGCCGAAAATGGCCCACTTCGCTCGCTTGCCGGAGGGTGGAAACAGACGGATCTTCGCCGCAATGTCGACCTTGCTCGCAAGGTCAAGCGCAACGTAGCAGCGCTCGCCGTACAGATCCTCAATACGCAGATCGCTATTTGCGCAGCCGTCCCACGCGCGCATGTCCATCCATGCGCTGTCGGCGTTGACCCAGACGTTAAGCCGCTTCGTCAGAAAGTTACCCACCGCACTGGGCATGGATAGCGCCTTGCGGCACGCCGACTCCATATCGTCGGCCAGTACCGAAACGCCGTAGTTCGGATTGGCCTTGGCCCAGCACGCCGGATCCGCCCAGTCGTCGCCATCGTCAATCGTGAAGATGATGCCGAAGAACGATTCGTCTTCGACGATCCGCTCCAGGATCTTTGTGACGTGCGTGCGCTGCTCGTAGCAGATCCCGGTGCGGTCCGAGCCGGCCGTCGTGATCATCCACAGCAGCGACTGGTCACGGGCACCAGTCGCCGAATCGATCACGTCAAATACGGCACGAGTCTTATGCGCGTGCAGCTCGTCGATGACGCCGCCGTGCACGTTCAGACCATCAAGCGTGCTGCCCTCGGCAGACAACGGCGTGAACTTGCTCGCGTCTTCCGGCACAAGCATCTGGTGCTGCAAGACCTCGATGCCAAGCGTGCGGCACATCTCCGGCTCACGCAGCGCCATGGCCTTCGCATCGTCAAACACGATCTTTGCCTGATCGCGCGTCGTGGCCGCGCTATAGACCTCCGCGCCCGGCTCACCGTCCGCGGCGAACAGATAGAGTGCCACGCCGCAGCTCTTGGTCGACTTGGCGTTCTTCCGCGCGACCTCCTCATAGGCCCGGCGATAGCGGCGAAGCCCGGTGCCGACATGCAGCCAGCCGAAGACGGTCGACAGCACGAAGATCTGCCACGGTTCGAGCACAATCCGCTGCCGCGTTCGAGCCCATTTGCCCTTGATATGCGGCAGCAGCTCAACGAAGCCGCAGATCCGGCTCGCGGCCTCGGTGTCGAAGCGATACGGGAAGTCAGGCGACCGGGCCTCCGCGCGAACGAGATCGTCGCGCTGCCGCTTGCAGGCCAGCTTGACCCACTTGCACGCGACAATCCGTCCGGAGAGCACGTCATCAATGTAGCCGTTCGCGAGCTCAACGTACTCCGGTTCGTCGCGGTGCGCGCTCATTTGGCGAAGCGCCCCCAGCCGCCGCTGGCCGGCTCCACGCCCGGCAGCGACAGCTGATTGGTCGACGGTGTCACGCGCGAGCGGCTCGATGGCGACAACCCGAAGCTCTGCAGGAATTTGTGCACCTGATCCTGCAGCGAGTTGATCAGGCTCAGTTCGACCGCCTGCTGCCGATAGCCGGAAGGTGCTACATCGACGAATGCCTCCGACGATGTTCTGCCCTGCGATGCGAACAGTTCCTGCCGCTTCTGGAACGCCGTCTCAAGCTCGACAAGCCGGCCCCACGCCTGGCAGTACAGCGCCAGCGCAGCCCGGTCGAGCCGGCTGATCAGCCCGAGTTGCTCCAGCTCGGCAGAGACGCGTTTCCATTCCTTGCGTGCCTCCCTGCTCAGGTGGCGCGGAGCGTCGGGAACCGCGACCTCCGGATTGACGCCGTCCGACAGGTTGATCGGACGCTTGCCGGGATTGCCGCGAATGAGTTTGAGCGCCGCCGGCGCTGGTTGCGGACCACGTTGACCCATATGTTCAAGGGGCGCCTGGACACCCCCCCTCGATAACTTGCGCGCGGAAAAATTTGGCTAAACACGCGGTCCTGTCCGCGAGCCGGCCAGACTTTTGGCCACCCCCGGATGCACCGCGTGCGAGCTTCGGTAGGACCCTGCTTCGGTTTGACGATGCCTCGCCGATGGCCTTGCGGCGACGGTGTGCGCCGCGCGAGGCATGACGATGGGGACACAAAGCAGCTTTATCGGAAGGCGCTGACAGCCTTATGTGCCGGAGCGCGCGCGGGCGCTTTCACGCGCCGTCTTTGCTTTGTGGCACTTATCGCAGATGGATTGCAGGTTCGACTCGTCGTCCGTGCCGCCTTCGGCCTTCGAAACAATGTGGTCGACCTGCGTTGCACGCGTCACACGACGCGCACGCAGACACGGCTGACAAAGGCCACCGTCGCGGCGGAGGATGATTGCGCGTAGCTTCGTCCACGCAGTGCCATACCCGCGTTCATGTCGCGTGCCGCGTAGCCTGTCGTTTTGCCAGCCAATGTCATCACGCGCGTGCTCGGCGCAGAAACCGGGCGACGCGACGAGCGCGCGGCAACCCGGATGACGGCACGGCGTCGGTGCCTTACGAGGCATCGCGACCGGGCAGATGTGCCCGCGCCTTCGCGACGAGCTCGCGGATGCGGGCCGCCTTCGTGACGTGAATGAACCACGCAGAGACTTCTTCCTCGATCGCATCGAGCCATTGATGCGACGGATGTACATCGAGCGCCGGTGCAACGGCTGACTGATTCGCAGCCGCATCGCCTGCGCCGTCAGCCACTGGCGGTAACGATGCTGCACCGCCTGATTGCCCATCAACAACGGAAGACTGCAGCGCGAAGGCGCACAAGACAAAGCGTTGGACCGCATGCATAGATGCTCCAGAAATGACAAAGCCCCGAGGGCTTGCGCACTCAGGGCTTGGGTTGAATCCGATGTTTCGTGAAGGCGCACGCCTCCACACGACCTGACGGGATCCGATAATTATTCTTTTGTCGCCGAAAGGTTTGCACGACTAACGCGCGGTGCCAGCGGATATCCAGTGACTCGGTAAAGGATGGCCGAAATATATTCGATCGAATCTTGGATTGCAAGAATTTCATGGTTGCAACTGCCGGCGCATTGTGTCGACAACACTGCCGTCGACCTTGTCGAGTAACGCCAACGTCGCGGTGAAGCGCTCAGCCCAATAGCGCCGATAGATGGGAAGCGACACGCCAAGCGCGTGGGCACGTGCTGACTCATCGACAGGCCGGCGACCATCGCCACCGCAGCACGGACAGATCTGACGGCCGTCGCTTTTCTTCGGCACGGTCAGCACGGTCCCGCGTCCCAGACATCTGGGACAGGACTCGAATTCCCGATAGACGATCGGCCCACGACCACTTCGACTGGCGGCGAATGGTATACGCTCTTCAGAAACACAAATGACCCGCTTGCCATTGCAGTCGGGACACACCGCCGCGACTGGTTGCGGCTTCGGCGTGCGACCAATTGCGCCGCGCCCTTCGCAGCGCGGACACTGATCGTCGACCCACTCGATGATCAGACGCAGGGCGAAGCGCTCAACGATGTCGACTTTCGCCCGCTCGACCGTCTTGCCAGCACGTTGCTCGCGCTTCGCCTGTGCATCAACGCCCGTAAATTTCCCACGATTGAATTTTCCGGATCGTCGGATCATCTGTGCGAGCAGCAATGTCGCACGGCGCACCGCATCAGGTCGTATGTCCTGCCCGCACTTCATTCGCACCAGTGCCCGACCGAGATCATTCGCGAATGCCAATGCACCCAAAGTTACTTTTGGATCGACGATCGGGTCGGAGAACTGCCCCCGCACATTCATCGCAATCCCGGCCTGCTCTTTAAGGTCAATCATCGAAAGCCTCCGTTAATTGTCCCAATGTCCCAATGTCCCAAGGGAAAAGGGTTGTGGGTGCGTGCGCACCCGCGACATGCGCCCCCTCACGTCGCGCACGTCGCCCGCATGCACGCACACGCATGGCAGCCCCTTGGGACGTTGGGACATCGGACGCTTTCGGGACCGCCACGCAGCGCGCCAAAGCTGGCGCGAAAGCGCGCCGGAACCGTGCGAATAGCGCGCCGTGCCCGCACAGATTCAGAGCGGCGCATCATCGTCGGCACCTTCGGTAACGAGTTCTGCGACAGGCGCTGGAGCTTCTTCTTCCTGCACGTAGTACCAGCCCCGTCGCCCCGTCGATTCCCGCTTGCGCACCCAGCCGAGTGACTTCAACGCCTTGCCAATGCGCCGTTGCTCCGGTAGCGTCCACTTGGAAGTGTCGAGCTTGAGAACGTCGCCGAGGATCTCCTCCATCGTGACGCGACCAGTCAGTTCCAGATGGCGCGCGATCCGGTCTTCATAGACGTCACCTTCATAGCGCTCGGTCTGCTCAATCTCAAACAACGGTTTCTCCGCTTCGGTCACGTGCCAGATGACACCCTGCCGGTACAGATGGACGGCCTCCGCCCACAGCTGGTCACGGTCACGCCGCAGCGCGTCGATATGGATCGGGCCGCCAACACGAAGCGGCCAGTAGCGCCGGTTTCCGGATTCGTCCTTGAGGTACGTATCGAAGTTGACCGAGCCGGCGAATACGCCCTGCCGGTGCACGTCCGTTGCGCGCTTGCCGTAGAAGTTGCGAAAGCGGTCTGTCTCGGTGGCGAAGAAGCTCTTTGCGGCCGACGAGTCGCTCTTGTTAAGCGAGTCCAGTTCGGCCAGCTCGATAATCCACTTGCCTGCCATGACCGCGTACGTGTCCTTGTCGCCGATGCGGATCGGCGAGTTCGTGTACCACGGCTTGCCGGCGATCACTTCGAGCGCCGTCGATTTGTACCAGCCCTGCTTTCCTTCCAGAATCAGCACGTTGTCGGCCTTGCAGCCGGGACGCATCACGCGCGCTACCGCCGCGATAAGCCACTTCGTGCCGGCCAGTCGTACATACTCGCTGTCGGCCACCTTCATATAGGTCGTCGGCCACGTACGCACGCGCTCCACGCCATCCCAGACAACACCCTCCAGGTATTCGCGCACGTCGTGAAAATGCGTCGCGTCTGCGACCAGCAACACGGCGTTCATCACTATGTCCTGCCGCACCGAGATCCCGTATTTCTGCGACAACCACAGCACGCAGCGAATGTCGTCCATGTCCGACCATTCGCCGAGCTCGCCTTGCGGAAACGGCGGCTTCCTGCGCTTCACAACGCGGCCGGCGAAATCGTCCTGCGCGATAACGCCCTGCCATTTCTTGTGATTCGAAAGGATCAGGTGGACGTTGCCGAGCGTGGGCAGCAGGTTGCCTTTTTCGCTGCGCGCCAGATCCCGCTCCCACGTGTGCGCTCCGTTCTCGATAACCCGCCCGTCCCATTCCCCGGTTGCAGCGCCAGCGGACGTCGCGGCATCGGCGCCGGCGACGTCGTCTACAGCTCGTGGATCCGTGTCATGCAGATGCGCAAACGGTGGAATATCGGTAGCTGCAGGCGCCAGGGCTGCAAGCAGTGCGGACTGGATCTGCTGTCGCACGAGAGCGAGCCCTTCCTCGCAGTGCAGATCGTTAAAGTCAGTCAGCTTCCGATCGCCGCGATCCGCAAAGCGGGGAAACACCACACTCGCATTGCCAACGGTCGCGACCGCCTCGTGTGCATATTTGAGCCCGGTGTTCTCAAAACGCCTGCGGCGTTCCGGCGAGACATCGTTGCCGTAGATCAGCTCCATAAAGCCAACGCCATGATCATCGCGCCTGAACTCCGCGCGAGCCATGTACCACGTGTTCTTCGCCTGAATGCGCACGGCGTCGCCGCCGATGGTCAATTCGCCCCTGTAGCCGAACTCCTCGGCAAGGCACGCACGCAGACGCTGCTCAATGATCCAGTCGTCGTCGGCGCAGATCAGCAGATGCAGATGCGGATAGGTGTCGCGCAGGTAACGCGCGGCGAACAGGATGCCGGCGGCGTCGAAACACACCGACTGAGGAATGGCTTCATCGATCGCCATCCGGATGGAGCGCCCGGTCGCATAACCTTCGGAGATCATGGCGACCTTGTCGTCGTCGCCGATGTCGCCAAGCAGGAATGCAGCACCCTTCTTTTCCATGCCCTTGTTGAAGCGCTTCGCGCCATCGGGCGTAATCTTTTGCAGGCCGACAAGACGTATGCCATCGGCGTACTGGAACATCGGCACCAAGGTCGTGCCTTCAGCGTCGAACCGGACGCCTTCGGGCGTGATCTGCTTTCTCTTGAGGTACGCTGACGTGCCCTCGTCGTGCGCTTTCTGCCATTGATCGCGAGCCCGGTTTGCAGCCATCTTTGCGGCATGCGCGCGCTTTTCCGCCTCAATACGTTCCGCGGCTTGCTGACGTCGCCGGGCTGCATTGACGTCTTCCTGCGTCAGTGCTTCGCCCTCCCACTGGAAAGCCTGCGCGCCATTATCGTTGCCGGACCAGCGCCCAAACGCGCCGGTGTACCCGATAATCCGGCCGGCACGTTCAATCTGATGCAGCGAGTACCAGTACTTTTTGCCCGCCCCATACCGGTGCGGCTTGCCATCTGCGATCGGGTGCCCTTCGGGTAGCTTTGGGTGACCATCATCCTGCAGTTGCTGGACAATCTGCTCTAGCGAAGACATTCGTTAATCCTCCTTTCGCGTTCGCGCTGATGGGAAAATGCACGCCACACGGCTCGACCGGCGGCGTACGTTTGAGGTCCAGACGGGGAGCGTCTGAAAGATGGGTTGCAGCGGCGAAGCAATGAACTGGCGCCGGTCAAAGTCACTTTGTGGTCTCCGTGATTACTTGCCGCGAAGGCGGTGCCATTCAGCGGACATGAGCTGGTCGAAGCGATCCAGATCAGCAGACGAAAGCCCGCCCTCCAGCTGTCGCCTGAAGCCATGTCGCTCGGTTTTTGTCTTCAGAGCCGCACAGATCGATGCGGCGCGTTCGACGAAGATGGGGATGACCGCCGCCCACAATGCCGCTTCACGGATGAGCGCGAGGTGGTCGGGGAATGTGTTGATGAGGGACGCGATAAACTGCGGCACGAGTTCCGGATTGCGGTCGGCCATCCACTGAAGTGCGGACCTGCCGCACGCGAGTTGCTGGTTCACATCGCAGGACAGTCCAACCTGCTCGCGATGCGGATTGCAGCATGACATTCCGGGGCGAAACTTCATGCTTGCCGGCGACCCAACCTGCTAACAGCCTGTACTGTGCGCAGAAGGCGATCAAGCAGCCGCTGATGGTGACGCGCAGCGAGTGCAATCGCGTCGGCTTCCTGATCGGTGATCCGGCCGTCTGCGATGGCCGTGCGCACTTCACCTGCTACAACACCCGATTGCCGCGCTACCTCCAACGCACCAAGAGCAATGGCGTCGACGCTGTCGGGCGCATCCTGCTCGCTCGCCTCGGTCGCGCGCAAACCGAAGCGTTCGTTAAGCGCGTGGATCGCGTCGAAGCGCTGCGGCTGACGCTTTTCTTCCATCCATTCGATCAGCAGCTCGAACATTTCCATTGAAAGTCGGTTTTCGCCTTCGCCGCGCAAACGCAGGCGCAACGTTTCCGTGCCGATGCTCTTGCCGCGACGATGGGTCAGAAATGTCGCCGCATCTGCTACGCCCCCAGGCGTACCGCGTACCGATGTATAAAGCGCGTCAAGCCAATCCGTGCCGCTATATCTGCAGGTCATTTGAATCCCCGGTGTCTTTGTAGATACGGTTTTTCATGGTGTTTACCGTTGTCAGGCGCTCGTACTATGCGAACCTGATGCGCGAGCGCTGTCGGCCGGTGTCGGCTGTCCTGGTCGACTGGCGAAATAGTCGTGGAGAGCCTGAACCGTTGAGACGCGGGGATCGCCGACTCGACCGAGCGCCACCTTAGTGAGCGTGTCGTATGGAATCCCGGTGGCCGACGAAATCGCCCGCCATTTGCCCTTGGCTTCCTGCAGAGAGCGAACTACGGTCGCCAGCCATGACACCTGTCCTTGCTCCATTGCCTGCTCCGAGGTTTGGTCAGGCCCGATCTTAAGTCTTTTATGGCTATTTTTCAACCACGAGAAATGTGCGCCATGCGACACAAGTGTCTAGCCAGATTTGGCAATATAGACCATATGAAAAAGACCCCTATCCTTACCGTCCTGGCCACGAACCTTCGTCAGGCGATGGCGAGGCACCCGACGCTGGACACGCAGATGCGCCTCGGACAGAGATCTGGCATCTCCCAACGAACTGTCGGCCGAATGCTGAACGGTGAAGTGAATCCACAATTGGGGCACGTCGAAGCGGTCGCGGATGCGCTTGGAGTTACCGTTACCGAACTGCTAACCGACTATTCGTCGGGGGCTCCGGAACTTCGCTACGACCGCCAGAAATTCGCAAAACTATCGCCGGAAGATCGAGCGAAAATCGAGTCCTTCATTGAATTCACGTTTGTGTCGCAGGATAAGGGCTCGTCGAGCGACGCGCCGTTTAAATATTCCGAGGTAATTAAAGCCAGCCCAGCACAAGAAGAGATGGTTAAGCGCGTTGCTCAACGAGACCTATCAAACAAAACGTTGAGCATCGATGAAGACCAAACCAAACCCCATGGTGGAAGGCGCGGACGTCGCTGATTTCACTAGCTACAGAAACAAAAAACTCGCTACTGAGCGTTACGTTCCCGGCAACGAATCAGCTGCGCGCGAGAGAGCACGGCTGGCAAGAACCGAGGCTATTGCTCAATTTGATGCGCAAAGCTCGCCAGCTATCGCATTCGCAGCCGTTCTTTTATCGGAAGACGGCACCATCACACTAGCAGCTAGCGGCATAGAACCCGAGTTCGCGCCGGCGATTAGCGCAGGCCTGCTTCGCCTCAGGAAGCGCATCAATTCGCACGGCGACGGCCACCGCCCGCCTCCACGACGTCTCGGCGGTTTTGCGAGGCTCATCCCCCTATTTTCACTGGCTTGCATGGCGGCAACATATGTCAACACCGTGGCGTGGGTTGATGCCGCGCTGTCTCTCGCTGCCCAAGTCGGCGTTTCATACGCCCTGACCCGCTGGCGAACCCCCAGGTAGGCATCGACGACTTAGCCAAGCATGCGGCCACTGCCGCATGCTGATCTCCACATCGAAAAATAGTCATTTGTGACTTGACTTGATAAGCCACAAAAGACTATCTTTCGTCCTGACGTATTTGCGTCGGAACAGGAGATCACATGAATTCGTTACCTGATGCTGCGGGAGAGGGGCGCCGCGCCTGGCTGCGCGAAATGCAAGGGCCATGCCCACGGCAAAGTGACTTTGAAAAGTCGTTTGCGTGGCGCCTGGCATTTGCCACCGCAGCCATCGTTATCACGATCAACGTCCTCGCACCGCCGCCAGCGGCACCCGAGAAACCGGTCCACGCGACGGTGTAGGTGACGCGATGACAGTCCGAATCCCCGTCAGCGACGACGACATAGCCAGGGAATTCCGTCTCCGTCACTTACGTGGTTCGGCTGTCGATGCCGTCACCAATCCCGCCCTGCGGATCTGCCTCGCCAACTGCGCCGAGCTGCGCAAAAAACAGAAACGAACAGACCAACCCACGTCGGACGGCAAGCGTCTTGCCGCTGGCGATACGGAGTAACGCCAAATGCAAAGACCAAAGTTCAAGGCTCCGACAGAGCCTATCCGCAGAGACACAATCGGCCTGCGCTCGATCGTTCACTACGATCCTATGGCGCCCCGCGCAACGACGCCGATCATGGTCGGCAAGTATGTCGTCGCACGTCGGCCGCTCGCCGACAGCGTTCATACGCTCTACATGATTCTGGACGGCAGCACTGTCGTCAGTACGTCGATCTCCTATCCAAACGAAGACGACTGCGCATCGGCCGTCAGCATGCACCGTCGCAAAGCCGCTGAATCGCTCGCCGCGAAGACCATCGGCAAGGCGAAAAAACGCAAGCCACTCGCGCTGCGCGTGAAGGAGGCAGCGTGAAGCCTCTTACCAAGTTCAAGCGGCCGACGACCTACAAGGAGATCGTCCAGCACGCGTGCGACCAGCATGCCCGCCATCTCGCCGATCTCAAGCGAGCGGAGAGACATATTCGTGCCATCGAGCGGGATCTTTCACTACTGGACGAATCAGGTATCGGATTTGACGTTGGCGGCTATTCGATGCGGCTGCAAGACGTCAGCCGCCCGGACAGCGTCAATCGACGGGCCAAGTGGGCACTGCACATCTCTGTCGGCATCTGGAGCATTAACGAAGACAGGCTGATAGCTGGCTTCATCGCTCTCGGCTGGATCGTCGAGTCGGGTGAGGCAACGGCGCACGGCGGATCGGTTGTGCTTCGTCAGGCCAAAACCCAAATCCGCGTTCACATTTACGGCCGCCCCGAATATCTGCGCAGCATCCTGCCAAAGGAGGACGCGCCGGACGCCACGTTCGCAGACGTCGGTGGCATCCCTTCCACGCAGGAGGCTAGCCATGGCTAAGACCAGCCCTCTCGTTCTCGACGCGATGATCGTCACCGGCAACACGAAATCGGCGGTCAAAGCTGCGGGCGGTGGATCCTCCGACCTTTGGACCGTACCGCCCGACCAGATCCACTTCGATCCCCGCGACAACGTTCGCCCGCTGGATCCGGAACGCGTTCGCCACCTCGCCCAGCTGATGAAGGCTAACGGCTACGACCGCAAGAAACCGCTCGGCTGCTTCGTCCGCAAGGTCGGCGGCGAAGACAGGATTTTCGTGTACGAAGGCCAGCACCGCTACCACGCAGCGCTGCTCGCCATTAAGGAAGGCATGCCGGCCGACAAGATGATCGACCGCCTGCCGATCGTTATCGACGAAGCCAAGTCGGTCAATCGCGTCAATCTGATTTACGCCGGCATCAATAACAACGACGGCGAGAAGCTGACGCCTCTGCAACTGGCTGAGAAAGTCATTGAACTGCAGGAGCTCGGCGAGCCCAATGGCGTAATCTGTGCGCGCCTCCACGTTACCGACCAGACGATCCGCGATGTCCTGCTGCTCGCGAACGCTCCGGCAGCGCTCCACAAACTTGTTCGTGACAAGGTCGTGTCGTCGACGCTCGCCATCGACGAGATACGCACGCACGGCGGAGAAAAGGCGTTGGAGCGCCTGCAGAACGCCGCGCAACAGGCGAAGCTTGGCGGCAAAGCCAAGGTCACGAAGAAGGTGCTCGCCAAGGCCGCCGGCGGCAAGATCACCGACACGCAGGCAAAGCAACTTTTGCAGGCGCTGCAGTCGGTCCTGCACGACCCGGTGTTCGGCAAGCTCTCGCCGGGCACGATCGCGGCTGTGCACGCCGCGCTAACCCCCCATGCGGATCTGCTCGATGCCGTTTCAACGAGGCGCCACAAGCATCCAATCCACACGCCGAACGCGAACGGCGTTTTTGTGAAGTGCGAGACGATCAAATCCCCGGTGAGTAAGCGCACTGGTCTGCCACCGGTTGAGATTCACCTTGCTCACCCCGACGAGACAACGTGGATCTACTCGACGTCGACACGATTTGGCAACGCAATGAGTTCCGGTCTGCCGTCCATGGGTAAATTCATCGAGACATACAAGACGCGCATGCAGGCGATTCGCGCAGCAGTCGGCGAGCTCACGACCTTCATAAATCGCGCAGATATCACCAAGACCAAAGAGGCACCGATTGCCCGCGCGTTCCTCGACAGGCTCTGGACTATGCCTGATCCCGACTGGACAGAAGACATGGCAACGGAGGCAATCAAATGACGATTCGCCCGGCCACTTCTACCCCACGTCCGCTGCCGCGTAAGCGGGAACCAGCGGAAAAACGCCCACGGCTTTCCCTTGCTGGCGGCGTCCCGGCGGGCGCATCGCACCACGACGTCAACAGCAGCGGGCTCGCGCCCGCCAAAGCGATCCAGATGAACGAAGGCCAGTCGGATTCCCGACTGGCCACCCTCGCGCGGATCACCGCCCTTCGCCTCGAGATCCGCCAGCTGGTCGAGGGCATCGCCCTTGGCGCCGACATCGAGCTGCTCGACCTCATGCGCGACGAGGTAGGCAGCTATAGCCGGCACAAAGCTGCGCAGGAGGCACGCACGTGGGCCGAGCAAGCGCGCCTGTCCATCGAAACCGGTTTAATGCAGCTCGACCGCGCGATGCGGCCGACGTCCTAGTAAAGAGCCGACATAGGGTGTCAAATGAATACTGTTTTTCTTCTGATGGCGCAGTTCGGCGCACGTGCGGTCATTCCGATTGACGAGGTGTGCCGCTCGTACTTCCCGCACCTTGAAGTGGACAAGCTGCTTCGCAAGATCACTTATGGAGAAATCAAGCTGCCCCTTGTCCGGATCGAATCATCGCAAAAGAGCGCGAAGGGCGTATACGTGCAGGACCTGGCCAACTACATCGACGAGCGCCGCGCGGCGGCTAGGAAGGAATGCGATCAGCTCTCGGGCATCGCGTAA